ACGGCTCGTGGATCGAGGTCGTCGGCCCGTTCGTCACCGAGCCCAGCGTCACGCTGACGCTCACCGCCGGCCCGCCGCCGATCTTCCCGGAGCTGCGCCGTCAGGTCGACGCGCTGTGGGCGGCATGCGCCGCCAACCGGATGATCCCCGACCCGCGCGTGGTCATCTGGGAGCAGGGCGAGAGCGACCTCGGCTTCCAGGACAACCGGCTCGTCGACGAGTACGAAGCGGCGCTGCGGCGCTTCTGGGCGGCGCTCGAGCCGCTGCTCGGCATGCGCGGCAAAAGCGAGAACCCGATCGCCAAGTGCCTCGTGATGACGACCGAGCGCACGCCCTGGGCGGTCCCCGACGACGACGTGCGGCAGCTGCGCGAGATCCAGGCGCGCGTCGGCAACGAGCTGCCCAACTGCGTCGTGGTCGACCCGAGCAAGCTCTCCCTCGAATACGGCGGCTACCCGAACCCGCGCACGCGCCTGCAGAACGGCGTGCACTTCACCGGCCGCAGCATGATCACCAAGGGGTTCATGATCGACGCGGCGCTGGGCACGCTGGGGCCTTCGAAGGGCATCCCCGAGCACCCGAAGGGCGAGCTCGATGGCTCGTTCTTCGGCGCCGTGAACGGCGGCAGCGACGGTCTGGCGGCGCCGACGGCGCTGACCTTCATCGGCGGTGCTGCCGCGCTGGCGCTCGGCGCCCCGGTCACCGGCGGCCTGGTCGTCGAGGACGGCAGCGGCGTCGACAACGCCGAGAGCCTGTGCACGGTCGAGGAGTTCCAGGAGTTCTGGGACGCCAACAACGCGTCGGCGGCGATCACCAACGCGTCGGAGGTTCGCATCGCCGCGGCGCTGCGGCGGGCGACGCGCGAGTGGATCCTCGGCGTATGCGGCAACCGCTGGCGCGGCCGCATCCAGTACCTGAACCAGCGCCTGCCGTTCCCGCGCTACGGCTGCTACGACGACGACAACCGCCTCGTACCGACGGGCAGCATCCCTTGGCAGCTAGTGCACGCCACCTGTCTTGTGGCCGGGCACCTGATCGAAGGCGGCTCGGTGCTCGCGAACGGCGTCGCGCAGGGCGCGATCACCCGCGAGACGAAGAAGGGCGGCGGCTTCGAGAAGACCATCGAGTACGCCGAGCCGGCGAGCGGCGGCGGCAGCGGCGTCACGCGCCTGCGCGCCGCGGAGGCCCTGGTCGCGACGTTCATGGCCGGCAACAGCGGCGGCAACGCGGTGGGGCGGTCGTGACGCTCGGCCAGGAGTTCGCGGACTTCGCCGCCGAGCTCGTCGATGGCGAGTTCGGCTGCACGCTGCAGTGGCGCAGCGTCACCCGCACCGAGAACCGCTCGACCGGTGCTGTCACCGAGGCGTCGGCGACCTACACGATCCGCGCCGCGATCACCGACCCGGTGCGCACGCGGCTGTTCGGCGAGTCGACGCTGCAGCAGGCGCGCAGTGCGGTGCTGCTGCTGCCCAGCGTGCCGTTCGTGCCGGCGGTGCTCGACCAGGTCGAGATCACGCCCGGGCGCTGGCTCGCCGTCGTCGACGTGAAGGAGATCCTCGGCCCCGGCGAGGGTGGCCCGCCGGTGCTGATCGCCTACGCGGCCGCGCTGGGGGCGACGTGAGCCCGAAGGAGTATGCGAGCTACCTGCGGAAGCAGGCGCAGGTGATCCCCGAAGCGGTGGTGATGCCGTCGTTCCGGCGCCGTGCGTTCAAGGTGCTCGAGCTGGCGATCCAGAACACGCCGGTCAACTTCGGCAACCTGCGCAACGGCTGGCACCTGACGATCGGCGCGCCGAGCAAGGAGGACCGCGCCGGCGGCAAGTCGGCGGCCGGCGTGCTGTCGGCGGGGAAGGCGGTGATCGAGAAGCTGCGCTTCGGCCAGGGCATCTGGATCCAGAACAACGTGCCCTACGCGCGCGTCTACGAGGATGGGTTGTTCCAGCCGCCGGACCCGGGGCCGAGCAAGGCGTCGCACGTGCCGAAGTCGCGTCGGAAGCGCGTGGCGGGGAACATCCTGATCGAGGGAGGGTTCAGTCGGAGCGCGCCGAACGGCATGCTCGCCGACGCGGTGCAACAGGTCGCCGAGCTGGCGCGGGCGGGGCAGCTGTGACGGTCGCCGCGGTCGAGAACGCGCTGCGCGTCGCCGCCTCGAACTGGGCCGGCAAGAACGGCTTCGCGTTCGCGTGGGACAACGGCCCGGTGGTCGACCCGACGACGGTGCCGACGCTGGTCTGGTCGTTCCAGGTCGCCGACGAAGGACCGCGCACGATCGGCACGGTGGTGGCGCGAGGCTTCGCCGTCGGCACCGTCTACCTGCCGGCCGGACGCGGGGCATTCGCGCTGCTGCAGGTCGCCGAGAACCTGCGCGACACACTCGCGGGGGGCACGTTCGGCGGCGGCACGGTCGAGCCCGACGTGCAGATCGGCCAGGTGCAGCGCGACGGCACCAGCGTCGTCATCGAGGTCTCGTTCCCGTGGGAACTGGACGAGGCGCGCCGCATCGTCGGCCCGATCGGGCCCCAGGGCGAAGCGTCGGCGTCGCTTGCCTACCAGGCGTTCCGCGAGCGCTGGGACGCGCTGGTGCGGCAGCCGCTCGGCCTGCGGTCGTTCTTCGACGACTCGCCGCCGGACGCCACGCTGGCGCCGCCGTGGTGTCTGGCCAGCTGGCGCACGCTGGCGCCGGTGCAGCTCGAGGGCGGGCTGCAGCGCGTGCCGGGGCGCGTCATCGCGGCGCTGAACTACCCGCAGGCGACCGGCGTGCAGGCAGCGAACACCGCCGCACTGGCAATCGAGAACGCCTTCCATCAGTGCACCGTGCGGGGCGTCGTCTTCGGGACGCCATCCACCAATCGCGTGGGACGCACACCGCTGAACACCTGGCAGACCAACGTGCGGCTGCCCTTCCACTACGACGTGAGGATCTGACCGATGGCCGTGAAGAAGAACATCACCCTGGGCTACTACAAGGAGGGCGCGAACAAGGCGGCGCCCAACTTCACCAACACGGCGGGCAACCGCCTGCGCCTGCAGCGCCAGGTCAACTCGGACCTCGGCACGAACCTGCAGAGCGACCGCTCGAACGAGATCCGCAACGACGGGCAGGTCTCGGGCAGCGTGACGACCGGCGCTTCGGCCGGCGGCACGATCAACGGGCTCTACAGCCTCGACACCTACGACGACTACCTCGCGTCGATCCTGTACGCCGCCGACGTCAACGACGCGGGCACCGGGCGCGAGGACGGCTGGCGCCAAGGCGGGTTCACGCCGCTCGCCGACATCCTCGCGATCGCCGGCACAGTGACGTTCCAGTTCGCGGACGGCTCGTTCAACGGCACGTTCCTGCGCGCCCCGGCGGCCGGCGAGCGCATCTTCGTGCGCGGCTTCGGCAACAAGAACCTCGACACCGTCTGGGTGGTCGACGCTGGCGCCACCACGTCGAAGATCATCGTCGAGAACGACACGGGCATGGCGACGGTCGCCGACTACGCGGGAGTCGCGGCCAACGTCGCGGCGACCGCTGTCACGATCACGCCGGTGAAGGGCTACACGCGCGCCGGCACGTTCCAGCGCCCGTTCGGCCTGGTGCCGATGTACTCGGACACCGAGGCGGCCGGCACCTCGGGCACGACCGGCCTGAACGCCGTCGACTGGGCGCTGATCCGCAAGAGCATCCCGACCGGCATCCAGATCGCCGTCGCGCCGGGCACCGCCGGCATGACGATCAGCATCCCCTTCCTGTCGTCGGACGAGGTCATCATCGAGGACGCCACGTCGGCCTCGAACCAGAGCGCGTTCCAGATCACCAACTGGGACGAGCTCGAGCCGCTGAACAACAACCCGCTGACCAACGCGATCCAGAGCGTGCTGATGGTGCGCCTGCGCAAGGTCGGTGCGGCCGTCACCACGGCGACGCGCGTCGACCCGCAGTCGTTCAACATCAACGTGACGAACGGCTCGACCGAGGTCACGGCGACGCGAAACCTGGGCGCGATCGAGGTCATCGGGCCGTCGGTCGGCGCGACGATCGCGCTGTCGCTGCTCTACGTCGACCCGACGTTCCAGAAGGCGATGATCGCCGAGGACCGCTACGAGGTGGAGATCGCCATCGGCGACTCGGACGGCAAGGCGCAGCTGTGGCGCTTCCCGCGCAACAAGATCACGAGCCAGCGCCCGAACCCGGGCCTGAACCAGCCGGTGCTGCAGTCGCTGACGTGCGACAGCGAGCCGGGTGGCGCGGGCTTCATCGGCACCGGGCGCACGATCGAGATCCTGAGCAACTACCTGCGCGCCGTCTGAGCGCGCGGGTTCGCTGGTGGTGCGCGGCGCTGGGTAGCACGAGGGAATGACCGATTCCCCCGAGACCGTTCCCGCTCCCCAGGCCGCGCCCGCCCCCGCGCTGCGCCCCTTCGCCTCGCTGAAGGTCGACCCGCAGAAGGTCGCCGACGGCGTCTGGATCCGGCACCCGGAGGCCGACGACCATCTGCGCGTCCGCCGCCTGTGGTGCGCCCAGCACCTGCGCGCGATCGAGCAGGCCGCCATCGACTACGAGGCGAAGAACGGCCAAGGCACCGCGCAGACCGCCGAGGGCAACAAGCACTGCGAGGCGGTCGGTCTGGCCACTGGCGTCATCACGAACTGGCGCCTCGCCAAGGACCCGACGCGGCCCTACGACGCCGCGGCGATGGCAGCGCTGCTGGTCGAGCCCGGCTTCGACGACCTGAAGGCATGGGTGATGCTTGAGGCCAGCAAGCGCGGCAACTTCCGGCCGGCGGCGATCGCGGGAAACTGACCGCGTTCCTGCGCTGGTGGCGGGTCAACCATGCCTGCATCGAGGGCATGGAGGCGCTGGAACGCGACAACGCGGCCCGAGTCGCGCGCGGGGTGCAACCGCGCCGACTACCTGAAGAGTGGGTGAAGCGGCCGCGGCTGCGCAGCCACGAGGTCGTGCTGTGGCACGAGTTCCTGTCCTTCGCGGCGTTCTGCGGCGGCGACCCGCGTCCGGCGGATCTGCTCGCGTGGTTCGCCATGCGCGACGTCGACCGTGGAGAACAGGCCTGGATGGCTGAGGTGTTCTCGGCCCTGTCGTCGGTCGTCCGCGAGCGAGCAACCCCATGACTGAGCAAGTCCCCGGCATCGAGCTGTTCCTCTCGTCGGAGAAGGCCGTGCAGGGCGCGGCCAAGTTCCGCGACGCGGTCGAGAGCGCGGCGCAGGCCGTCGAGCGCATCGGGCTCGTGGTCGACAAGCTCGACGGGCTACTCGATCGCGTCGGTCTCGCGGCTAAGGGCGCGGTTGCGCCACTGAAGCGGCTCGGCGACAGCGCGGCCGAGATCGGCGCGAAGCTCCAGCAAGGCGGCGAGCAGGCGCAGCGGTTCGAGGCACGCATGGGCCGGCTCGGCGGCACGCTCGGCGGAGTCGCGCGGCAGTTCGCGCTGCTGCTCGGCGCCGCGGGCGCCATCAGCGGCATCGGGGCCGCGATCTCCGCCTTCGCCGACTACGAGGACAAGCTGCGCATCCTCGGCAGCATCGCGGGCGCCACCGGTGCCCAGTTGCAGAAGCTCGAGGACGCCGCCGTCAACCTGTCGCAGAACAGCCGGTTCACGCCGCGCGAGGGCATCGACGGCCTGACCGAGCTGAGCCGCGCCGGCCTGTCGGCGCAGGACGCGATCACGGCGCTGAAGCCGACGGCGGATCTCGCGCGCGTGGGCCTGCTCGGGCTCTCGGACAGCTCGGCGATCGTCACCAAGACTCTGACGCAGTTCGCGCTCGGCGCCGACCAGGCGTCGCGCGTTGCCGACGTGCTGGCGAAGGCCGCGAACTCGTCGAACGCCGACGTCGGCACGCTGGCCGATGCGTTGGCGAAGACGGGACCGGTGGCGCGGCAGTTCGGCGTGTCGCTCGAGGACACGGTCGCAGCGCTGGCGAAGCTCGCCGACAACGGCCTCGCGGCGAACATCGCCGGCACCGGCCTGCAGCGCGTGCTGATCCAGCTGCGCAGCCCGACCGAGGAGGCGCAGCGGGCGCTGCTCGGGCTCGGGCTCACCGCCGAGAAGATCAACCCGGAGAAGGTCGGGCTGACCGGCGCCCTGCGCAACCTCGGCGCCGCCGGCCTGTCGGTGCAGGACTCGGTCTCGCTGGTGGGCACCGAGTTCGCGTCGCTGCTGACGATCCTGACCGGCTCGGTGGGCGCCATCGACCAAGTCGGCGCCGCGCTGCGCGACAGCACCGGCGAAGCGGCGAAGCAGGCGGCGGCCGGCGCCGACACGCTGGCCGCGGCGTTCGCCGACCTGCGCGGCGCCAGCGAGCAGTTCGCGGTGTCGGCGGGCCGCGGCGGCATCGGCCAGGCGCTGACCGACATCACGCGCACCGGCGCCGAGGTGATCCGCGTGCTGGCCGGCGACAAGAAGGCGATGGAGGAAGCGGGGGCGGCGGCGAAGCTGCTGGCAACCGGCCTGCAGCTGGCGACCGTGGCTGGCGTCGCCTTCGCGGCGGCGAAGGTCGCGGGCGTCATCGCGGGCGTGGCAAACTCGCTGAAGGCCGCGACGGCGGCGACGGTGGTCTACGAGGCGGCGACCGGCCTGGCCGCGGCGCGCGTCGGCCTCGCGACTCGGGCGTTCGCGGCACTGACCGCAGTGATGCGCGCGAACCCGTTCATCGCCGTTGCCACTGCGATCGCGGGTGTCGTGACCGCGCTGACGGTGTTCGGCGGCAAGTCCGACGAGGCGGTCGACAACCTCGAATCGCAGCGAGCCTACGCCAAGTCGCTGGAGGAGCAGTACCGAAGCCTGGCGGAGGCCGTTGGTCTGGTTGCTCGCGGCCCCGGCGAGTTCTCGAACCAGAGCGACGCTGCACAGAAGCTGCGCCAGACCCGCGACGAAGCGCAGAAGCTGGCGGCGGCCCTCGAACTGGCTGGGGAGAGCGGTCGGGCACCGATTCAGGCGATCACGGCATTCGCCGAACTCGATGCGGGGGCCGCGAGAATCAAGCAGCTGATCGACCAGCTGCCAGAGCTGGAGAAGGCTGCGAAGCAAACCGCCGAGGAGGTTCGGAAGATCACGCTGAACCAGCTCGCTGTGAACGAGCCGAACGTCTCGCCGCGGCAGGGCGCCGACCGTGGCGCGCAGCGCAGTCAAGCCATCCAGGCCGAGCAGGAAGCGGCCAAGGCTCTGGCGGCGCAGCTGAAGCTGATCGCGGAGGCCGAGAATTCGCTCGGGATCGAGACTGACGCCGCGGGCCAGAAGGTGCTCAAGCAAGTCGAGGGGCTGGAGATCCTCCGGCGGATCCTGGCCGATGCCGAAGATCGCGCCAAGAAGACCGGTCTCGCGCTGGAGAAGCTGGGCGAAGGCAACCAGACCGACATCAGCAGCGCCGTTCGCGCGCTGGTGGCCGAGCGCGAGCGCGAACTCGAGCTGGCCAAGCTCACCGGCGCCGAGCGCGAGAAGGCGATCCTGATCGCCGAGGCCGAGAAGCGTGCGGGCCAGGGGCTCAACGACGCGGAGAAGGAGCGCCTCGGCACGCTGGCGCAGTCGATCGTTGCCGGCGAGGCGCTGGTCCAACAGCGGCGGCGCGAGAAGCAGGAAGCCGAGAAGGCCGCCGAGCTGCAGCGCGAGCTGCCGCAGAACCTCGCCGAGCTGCAGAAGCGCTACCAGGACGAGCTGGCGATCGCGCAGGAGACCGGGCTGCAGCGGGAACTGATCCGCGCCGCGGTCGAGGCGGAGAACGACGCAAAGGCCATCGGCCTGGCGCTGGACACGGAGGCCTTCGCGCAGCTGAAGGCGCAAGCGGAGGAGCGAGCGCGGCTGGCGTTCGAAGAGCGACAGCAGAAGCGCGAGTCGCGCGTCGACCGCCGCCAAGGCGAGGCGCTTCGGCAGCTGGAGCAGGAGGAGCAGCTGCTGCGCCTCAGCGGCGCCGAGCGCGAGAAGTACCGGCTGCAGATCGAGGCTGAGAACGAGGCTCGCCAGGCGGGACTCGTGCTGGGCACCGCCGAGTACGCCGACTACGTGAAGCGGAAGACTGCCGTCGGCGAGCTCGCGCGCGCGCAGGAGCAGCTGGCGCAGCTCGGCAGCCAGTTCGCGGGCGCGTGGACCAACGCGCTGGAGCAGTTCATCATCGACGGCGGGCGGGCGCGCGACGTCGCGCGGGCACTGTTCCAGGACCTGCAGCGGCTCGCGTTGCGGCAGACGGCGGGGATCGGTCTGAACCAGCTGTTCACGCAGGGGGCGCAGGGGCTGGCAGGCCTGTTCGCTGGCAGCGGCCCGACGCAGAACGGGCTGCCGGTGGCGCCAGGGTCGTCTCTGCCCGACCTGAACGCGCAGCTCGGCTACAACCCGCTGGCGCCGCGTCTCACCGGTGGCATGATCCCCGCGATGGTCGGCACCGTGATCGACCAGCCGACGATTCTGCAGCGCGGCGGCAGCGCCTACAGCGTCGCCGAGGGCGGCAAGACGACGCCCGAGGCGATCTTCCGCCTGGCGCGCGACGAGCGCGGGAACCTCGGCGTCGCGGCCGTCGGCGGCGGGGGCGACACGATCAACATGTCGTTCCCCGGCGTGCGGAACGCCACCGACGCGAAGGCGATGCGGTCCACCTTCGGGCAGCAGGTCAGGGCGATCCGAGCGGGGGACAAGCGGGGCCGCAGAGGAAGGCGGCCGGCCGGCGAGTGAACGGCACCATCCGAGCGGGGCTGTGCTCCCTCCCGCTGCACTTCGCCCACCCGACCGGCACCCGCCGCCTACCGGCGACTGCGATCGTCGACACCGGCTGCACGACCTCGGCGATCCGCCCCGGCATCGCGCAGGCCCTGGGGCTTCCGGTCGTGGGCGCCACGCAGGTCGCCGTCGCCGGCCGGCCGTCGCTCCGCTGCGAGCTGGTGAAGGCGCAGGTCATCCTGCCGTCGGGCGTGACCTGGGTGCGCCGGTTGACCGTCGCCGCGATGGACCACGACATGCTGTTCGGCATGGACCTGCTCGCCGGCGGCGTGCTGACGGTGGACCTGGTCGCGGGCCGGTGGGAGTGGCGAACCCGCGAGTGAGCCGGCGCGCGGCCGCTCTGCTCGCGGGCCGTGTCGAACTCCTACGATTCGGTCCTCCTGCCGCCGGGTTACGCGTACGGCTTCGCCGGCGGCCCTGACTTCGAGACGCGGATCATCCCGACGGACGGGAGCGAGTTCCGCCTGCAGATGCGCGAGGACCCGATCTGGTCGTGGTCCGCGCTGCGGCGCAACTTCGGCGCCGACGCCGACGTCAGCTCGCTGATCGACTTCTTCCTGGCGCGCCGCGGTCCACTCTACGGGTTCCTGTTCCTCGACCCGCGCGACTTCTCGACGTTCGAGAACCACACCGGCGAGCCGACGCCGCTCGACCAGGTCATCGGGTTCGGCGACGGCGTCGCGACCCGGTTCCGGCTGCGCAAGCAGTACCGCGACCCGGGCGGCATGACCGCGCGCGACTTCCCGCGGCGCGTCGTCCCGATGCTGGGCACGGCCACCGAGTCTGTCGCGAAGGTGCTGAACGTCGACGCGGGCGCCGACATCTCGCCGCGCGTCTCGGTGGACGGCACGACCGACACGGGTGCCACGTGGCTGCCGCTGTCGCAGGAGGTCGTGCTGTCGTCGCCGCCGGCGATCGGCGCGCAGGTCACGTGGGGCGGCTACTTCGTCACCCCGGCTCGCTTCGACGTCGCCCCGGGTCAGGGCCTCGAGGCCACGATCTCGGGCTTCCGGGCCGACGAGGCGCCGTTCCAGGTGCGCTCGCTGCCGTTCACCGACCCGGTGCCGCTGGTGCCGGGCGGCTCGCCGTACGGGCACCGCCTGCGCGCGAGCCAGGCCAGCAACTTCGAACTGTCGGGCCGCGACGCGTTCCTGCACGAGGTCCAGGCCACGACCGCGATCTCGGGCTACCTCGACGATCTCGACAGCTACCCGACCGGCGGGCCGCACCTGCTGCTGGTCAACACCGGTGGTTCGGCGACGATCACCGTGCGCGACATGTTCGGGTCGTCGGTCGGGACGGTGTCGGCGGGCAGCCGCGCGTGGCTGTTCGTGAAGGAGGACGGCGCGGGGAACCGCACGCCGCTGCTGCTGTCGTGACCAACCCGACGCGAGAGCAGGCGTTCTTCGGCGGCTGGCAGACGCGCTCGGTGGCCGGCGGCACGCTGCAGTGGGGCCCGCCGCACTGGCGCGTGCAGGAGATCCTGCCGTCGGTGCTGTCGACGCTGATGCTGCCCACCGCTGCGCGCGCGGGGCAGCGCGGCGTGCCGCTGTGGGTGCTGAACCGTGGCACCGCGCAGCTGCAGGTGCGTCGGCCGAGCGACAACGCCGTGGTGTGGACGCTCGCCGCCGGCTCCGCGGCGTGCTTCATGCTCGGCTCCGACTGGCTCGGCTGGTCGCTCGGCTCCGTGCAAGTCGGCAGCGTGTTCCCGGCGCTGCGGTACACCGTCGAGGTCTCGGCCAACACCGCGAACCTGAACCTGCTCGAGCGCGTGGTCGCGCAGGGCTACAGCGGCGCGCAGCCGGCGGTGGTGACGTGTCGCGTGCGAGCCGGCGCCGCCGTCGGGACCACGAACCGCCTTGAGCGCGCGTTGACGACGGGCAGCACGTTCGGCGGCGTGTCGTGGGCGGCGGGCTCGTTCGCGCTACTGGTCGTCGAGGCGAACGCGATGGTCGGCGGATGGGGCGGCGGCGGCGGTCGCGGCGGAGCGCCGGGGACCGGGGCGGCGACCGGCCTCGACGGCGAGAACGGCGGCCAGGCGATCCGCGCCGAGATCCCGCTGCGCATCGACTGCCAGGGGCTGATCTTCGGTGGCGGAGGCGGTGGCGGCGGTGGTGGCTCGTCGACGACACAGCTGACGGTGGTGGGCGGTGGCGGCGGCGGCGCGCGCGGCGGCAACATGGCGACCGGCGGCGTGCTGCTCGGCTCACCAGCCGGCGGCGCGACCACGCCGGCGGGGACCGGCACGGGCGGCGGGCCGTTCGCGGTCGGCGCGGGCGGCCTCGGCACCGGTGGTGGCGGTAACGGAGGAACTGGCGGCCTGGCTGCCGGCAACGGCTTCGCGGGCGGGGTGTCGTCGACCGGCGCGGCCGGCGGCGCTGCAGGCCTCGCGGGTGCGGCGCTCAGCTACCTCGCCGCCGCGGGCGCGCCGACCATCCTCGCCGGCGGCAGCAACATCCTCGGCGCCACCGTCGCGGAGGCCACGTGACGCTCGTCGGCGACCACTTCCTGACGACGGCGCAGATCGAGTCGCTGCGGCCGCGCTGCACGTTCACCGACGCCAACGTGTGGAGCGTCGAGCGCACCGACGGGCAGGTGAAGCGCTTCGCCTCGCACGACAAGGTGATCCGCTTCCAGGGGCAGGACTACATGCCGCTCGGCCCGCAGGCGAGCGACATGGAGCACGCCGAAGCCGGCGGCGAGAGCGACTTCGAGATGGTGGGGTTCCTGCGCTCGGACACAATCCGCGCCAGCGACATCCACGCCGGCCGCTACGAAGGCTGCCGCGTCGTGCACCACGTCGTCGACTGGATGCGGCCGTGGATCTGGCACCGTAGGCACGTCTGGTGGGTGCGCGAGATCAACGAGAGCGGCGGGCTGTTCCGCGCGCAGGTGCAGGGCGTCGAGCGCTTCCTCGTGATCCCGGCCGGGCGCCTCTACGAACGCGAGTGCGACAAGGTGCTCGGTTCTGGCGAGTGCGGCGCGCTGCCGCGGGCGCTGTTCGGCGCCACGGTCGAGGTCGTCGCGTCGGCCGGCGCCACGATCCTGGGGCTGCCGCACAAAAACATGGCGATGCGCTTCACGACGGGCTCGTGGACGTGGTCGCCGGCGGTGCGCGATGGGCTGCTGGCGCAGGGCGAGGTGCGGTGGACCACCGGCCCGAACAAGGGCACGACGCAGCGCATCGGCGAGCACGTCGGGCGCGAGATCACGCTCGAGGAGGCGACGCCGTTCCCGATCAAGGCCGGCGACGTATGCGCGGTGTTCAGCGGCTGCGACGGCACGCGCAGCACGTGCGACGGCGACTACAGCAACGGCGACAACTTCGGCGGCCAGCCGTTCATGCCGTCGACCGAGGACACCTACAAGAAGCCCTCGGAGGTCTGATGCCGCACGCACGCGAGTTCGCAGCGGCGGTCGAGAGCTTCGTCGGCGTGCGCTGGCGGCGCCACGGTCGGAACCCCGCCGCGGGGCTCGACTGCGGCGGCCTGCCGGTCGCGGGGCTCGCCGCCGTCGGCATCGAGGCGGCCGATTCGCGCGACTACGACGCCGGCATGCCGCCGGCGGAGTTCCTGTGGCGCATGTGCCGCGAGAACGGCACCGAGCACCCGTGGAGCGACTGCGGCGAGGGGCGCCTCGGCCTGTGCTCGTGGGCGGGCAGCGCCGAACCGCGGCACCTGGTCGTGATGCTGGCGCGGCGGCGGATCGTGCACGTCGACGCATGCGTGCGCCGCGTCGTGGTCGTTCCGGCCGCGTGGCTCGACGGCAAACTCGTCGCCGTGTTCCGGCTCAGCGGGCTCGACTACGGGGAACCATGGTAGCCATCGCGTTTGCTGCTGCGGCTCCTGCGTTGGGGCTTGCCGGGGCCGGCATCTCGACCGCCGCGACGATCGCCGGCATCGGGCTCGGCCTGCTCGCCGCCTACATCGACCAGCAGGTCACCTACCCGCTGCTGTTCGGCAAGCGAAGTCAGAAGCCCGACTCGCTCGAAGGCTTCCAGATCAGCACCACCGATCCTGGCGCCCCTCGCTGGACGGTGTTCGGCACACGCGCTTGGGTGCCGTGCCACTACCTCTGGTCGCAGAACATCCGCGAGGAGGTCACGGGCGGCACGAATGGCAAAGGCGGTGGCGGTCGCCCGTTCGTGCAGACGGTGCGCGCCGACGTAGGGCTCGCGGCGTGCGACGGACCGATCAAGGAGATCGACACGCTGTACGGCGACGAGCGGCCGTTCTGGTCGAAGCAGTTCAACCGCGTCGTCTTGGAAGACCATCGCTGGACGATCTCCGCTGGCACAGGACCCGAGGCGGGCCTGCTCGTGATCCAGGCGACCGACGCGGACGTCGCGGACTTCGCTGGGATCTTCCTGGGCGGTGACGCGCAGGAGATCGCCCAGCTGGAGAACGTGTTCCCTACTGCCGTAGGCGGGATCTACCGAACGGTCGCGGTGGCGGCACACAGTGGCACCGCTCGCGCCCGCATCACCCTGCGCCCGCTGCAAGGACAAGTTCCGGCGGCCGCCGTGGCAGGAAGCGTGTTCGAGCCATCGAGACTTCGGCGCATCGACCAAGGCGGCGCCCATGTGTGGAACGGGGCCAGCGCCGCAGGCAACCAGTTGCTGCTCGTCGGCCCGACCACGACTGCAGGCCCAGGAGGGCTGCCGCTGCAGGTCGAGCCGACGTTGCCTGTCGATGATGGCACCAAAGAGCAAGTCCAGAAGCGCTGGCCGATCGGCGGCATCTTCCGGCTGCTGCAGTACCAGCCCGGCCGCTGGCGACTTGCGGGCGTCTTCGTGGAGACGGTCGGGCCTCCGCCCACCAGCAACATCCGTTGGAAGTGGGCCTTCGACCCGCTCGACAACCAGCCGCTCGTGTCCTCCGGTCCGACTGGCACGGCGTCGCTCCCTTGCATCGCCGTTCGCGACGATTCCGGAGGCTTCACCTTCTACGACAACGCGCAGGCGTGGACTGCATACCCCGGCTCCGACGTCCAGGACCCCGACCCGACGCTCGCAGCGAGCCAGCCGAATCCGCCCGCGCACCGCGGCATCGCCCACATCTCGCTCGCGAACTGGAACCTCGGCCCGCACGGCAACATCTTCCCGCGCACGACGGCGTTCGTGCGCGCGCGCAGTGGCGAAACGGTCGCCGCTGCGATCCAGCGCATCTGCACGCGCACGATGCCGGCGGAGAACGTGAACGTCTCGAGGTTGCGCACGAAGGTGTTGCTCGGCTACTCGATGCCGGCGGGCATGACCGGCATCCAGGCGCTGCAGCCGATCCTCGCCTTCAACCGCGTCGCCGTGCAGGACCGAGGCGGCGTGCTGACGTTCCTCGACGTGCGCGACCTGCCGGTGGTCTCCGTCGCCACGCGGCACCTGAACGCGCGCGCCGGCAACGAGCCGTCGACGAACCGCGGGTTCGTCGCCAACCGCGTCGACAAGAGCGACGCGCCCGAGCGTGTGGTCGTGCGCTTCCTCGACCCGGCGGAAGGTGCCGACGAGGCGGAAGGCGACGGCGGCCGATCGCCTGGCAGCCCTGATCGCGGCGGCCGCGACACGCTGGCGGTGGACCTGCGCCCGCTCGTCGTCTGGCCGTACGAGGCGAAGCGCCGCGCGCGCGAGATGCGCCGCGAGATCCAGCTGGAGAGCTACCGCGGGCAGGTGTCGCTGCCGCCCGGCTACATGGACGTGCTCGCCGGGCACGTGCTGACGTACGTCTCGAACAACCACGAGGACGAGCGCCTGCCGGGCGGCGCCACGATCGCGTTCGACACGCGGCTGCGCGACATCTTGCCCGAGAGCGTGGCGCTGCAGGTGCGCTGGTCGAACGGCCAGGTCGCAACGCTGGTCGACGACGGCAACGGCAAGCTGCAGGGCTTCCCGGCCGGCATCTCGACGTTCGTCAACACGGTCAACTACGCCACCGGGCGCGTCGAGCTGCTGTGCAACGTCGCGCTCGACAGCGACCACGAGCCGATCCTCGAGTACCGCTACGAGAAGCAGTGGCTGATGCGCGTGAACCGCGCCAAGTTCTCGGGCTACGACATGACGACGCTCTGCGACGTCGTCTCGACCACGCGCGACGATCCGCTGCCGCCCGTGCCGCGCGATCGCCGGCCTGGGCTCGGCGGGGCGCTGGGCGGCGTCGTGCCGATCTACCGATCGCATGTGCTCGATCTGCCGTCGCTGTTCCCGGGCACCCGCTCGGTGATGATCGGCGTCGTCGCGGCGCCGGAGCCTGGCGGCGCCTGGCGCGGTGCCATCGTCTACCAGTCGCCGAACGGCGTGGACCGCTGGTCGGCGATCGGGGCGCTGCAGGCGAAGTCGGTCATCGGCACGCTGGCGGTGAACAACCTGCCGACCACGCTCTCCGGGGCCCGCACGACGTCGATCGACTGGACCACCGAGATGCAGGTCGAGCTGCCGGACGGCTCCGAACTCGCCAGCGTGACCACCGACGAGATCGGCTGGGGGGCGAACTGGCTTCTGGTCGGCGACGAGGTCATCGGCTTCCACGAGGCCGAGGCAGACGTCGGCGGCATCTGGAAGCTGCGCGGGCTGATCCGCGGCATGCGCTTCACCGACCTCGCGATGGACACGCACCAGGTCGGCGAGCGGGTCGTGCTGCTGACCGCCATCGGCGCACTGCACGGGCTCTACCACGAGGCCGGCGGCGGGCTGGCTGCGGCGAACCGGACCTACCACTTCCGCATCGTCCCGGGCGGCGCGTCGATCGACCAGGTGTCGACCATCTCGACGATGATCCGCGGCAACTCGGCGCGGCCGGCGCGCCCGCTGCTCGAGGCCGGCATGCTCGAGCAGAAGCTCGGCGGCTACGTGTCGTGCAGCTGGGAGCGGCGGTCGCAGGATCAGACGACCGTGTTCGGGCCGTCGCCGCTGCTGCCGGGGGACTACGAGCGCTACGAGGTCGTCGCGTTCAACGTGGCGGTGGCGGCCGGCCTGATCGGGTCCATCGGGCTGGAGGCGGCCATCGAGGCGACCGCGACCCGCCGCTGGTTCGTGGGCGACCCCTCGATGGGCACGCCGCTGGTCGAGCGCCGCATCGAGTACGACGAGGTCGAGTGGCTGGCGCACGGCTACATCCCGTTCGTGCTGCCGATCGGGTTCGTGGTCTACCAGATCGGCGCGGCCGGCCGGAGCCAGCGCAGCGACGTGCAGTTCCTCGTGCCGACGATCTGACGAGGGTTCGCCGATCGGTTTGCGCGCCCCCTACGAGGGCGGCATGGCCGATCCCGTCCTGTCCATGCCGGAGCTTGGTGAAGGTGACCCGCTGGGTTACGTCCGCCAGAACAACTTCAACATGGTCCTGGCGCGGCTCGGCGTCGATCCGCGCATCACCAACAACACCCTGACCACGCCGCCGTCGACGCCCGGGTCCGTCGGCCGCTCGCAGGCGTGGATCCTCTCGGGCGCAGGTACTGGCCAGTGGGCCGGCCGGGCTGCCGGCACGATCGCCATCGCGCTGGCCACCGACCCGGTGTCCGCGGCCGGCTGGTACTTCTACGTGCCGTGGACCGGCATGGAGGTCTACCTGCTCGCCGGCTCGCCGACCGGCTGGGTGCAGTGGAGCGGCTCGGCGTGGGTGGCGCGGCCGTGACCTCGATCCCCGAGAGCGTGGTCGCGGCGAAGGTCGTGCGCAACGACGGGCGCACGCCGTTCCTGCGGCCCCAGAAGGGCGTCGCGCCGGTCGACGGCGACGACTTCGTCACGCGCGCGTGGGCGATCGCGAACCTCGGCGGCGGCGGGTCTGGCAGCGGAAGCGGCAGCGGTGGCGGTGGGCTGCAATGGGCGGGCGCTTGGGAGAGCGCTCCCGCGGCTGGCGTGTTCGTCTCGTCGTTTCGGGGAGGTTGGGAGTGACCGACTACCTTCGCGGCCAAGTCGTCCAGAACGACGGCAGCAGCTACATCTGCAAGGCCGACCACACCAGCGCCCCGGTCAACGAACCGGGCGTCGGCGGTTCGTGGGCGACCTTCTGGGACCTGTTGGCGGCTGGCGGCGTCGGCATCACCGACGGCGACAAGGGCGACGTCGTCGTCAGCGCGAGCGGTGCCACGTGGACCGTCGACGCGAACGCCATCACCGACACGAAGCTGCGCGACAGCGCGGCGCTCTCGGTCATCGGGCGCGCTTCAAACACGAGCGGCGACCCCGCCGACATCGCCGCCGGCACCGATGGCCACGTGCTGCGGCGCAGCGGCACGACGCTCGGCTTCGGCACCGTCGCGACGGCGGGCATCGCGGATGCCGCGGTCACCAACGCGAAGCAGGCCAACATGGCCGGCGGGACCATCAAGGGTCGCCAGACCGGCGCCGCCGGTGCTCCGCAGGATCTGACGCCTGCCCAGGTGCGCACCGAACTCGGGCTCGGCGCGCTCGCGACGCTCGCGACGCCTGAGGCCGACCGCGTGGCGGGGACCGACACTGGCGGCGCCGCCACCATGCTGCGCGCGAGCGACCTGGAGACGCTTCTTGGTCTCGGCTCGCTCGCGTTCGCAAACGACATCGACGGCAGCCAGGTGATGGCCGGCATCGTGGCCGCGGCGCGACTGGGAACCGGCACGCCAGGCGTCGGCACCTTCCTGCGCGGCGACGGGGTGTGGAGCGCCACCAGCGCATTCGCGAACGCCAGCCACACGCATGCCGCGGCCGACATCACGTCGGGCGTGTTCGCCGTGGCCCGCCTCGGCACCGGCACGCCGAGCACCGGCACATACCTCCGCGGCGATGGCCAGTGGATCGCCACCAGCAACTTCGCCAGCTCGACGCACGTCCACGCCGCGGCCGACATCACCACCGGGACCATGGCGACCGCTCGCCTTGGTGCCGGCACCGCAGACAGCACGACGTTCCTGCGCGGCGACAACACCTGGGCCACGCCTCCCGGCGGTGGCGGCGGCATCGAGTTCGGCGTCGCGAAGCGCCTGGCATACCTGAGGCTCTGAATGATCTTCCTCTCCTCGACCTCGCAGTCCATCGAGATCGTCCTCAGCGGCGGCGGGGAAACGCTGCACTGGTCGTTCTCGTGGGTCGATACAACCGCTGACTCGGCGACGGAGGGAAGCAGCGAAGGCGTGCAGACGGTCGCCGGCACCTACACGGCGGTCGCTGCGCCAGCGATTGGCCTGCGGCGAATCGTCAAGGCCGCCAGCCTGGTCAACCTCGATGCCGAAGCGTGCACTGTCCGAGTGCAGAAGGACGTCTCCTCCAGCGACTTCTCGCTGAACGGCGACGTTCGACTGAGTCCTGGCGATGCGCTGCATTACGAGGACGGTGGGCTTGGCTGGTACGTCACCCGGGCCGCGGACAGCACCGCCTACTCGGGCCGCACCGTGGCGTTCTTCAAGCCCGGAACCGGCGCCGACACGGTCGGGTTCTTCTACTCGTTCAGCAAAGACGGCGGTTTCCCCGGTGCTTGGGTGCCCGGCACGCCGGGGCTCGCCGGCCGCATCACGGACGGCACCGCCGCCGCCGACGCCGGCTGTCTGCCGATCGCGAACGCGGCGAGCGGCGGCAACTTCCTGACTTCGTTCGAGCTGACGGGGACCGTCGCGCACTTCTACCAGCTGTTCGACATCCTCTGGACCAACAGTGGCACGGTCGTCACCACGACCACCGCTCAGACGGTCGGGAGCCCGACGCTTCCCGCGCGCGACGCGACTGGCACCACGAACGGCGAGGGCTGCATGATCGGCCTGCTGTTCACCACGGCCAGTACGAACGCCGCGGCGATCGCGAACGCCACCGTCAGCTACACGAACTCGGCCGGCGGCGCTGGGCGCACCGCGACCCTCGCGAACCTCGTCGGCGCGCAGATCCCGGCGACGCCCGTGATCGGGACGATCGTCTGGTTCCAGCTGCAGGCCGGCGACAACGGCGTCCGCAGCATCCAGACGCTGACCCTCGGCACGTCGCTGGTGACTGGCACGGTGTCGCTGCTGATCGCGCGGCAGCTCGCCACCTACAGCGCCGTCGTCGCCAACGTCGGCGCTGGTCCTGCGCGTCCCATGGACCCCGGCATCCGAATCTACAACGGCACGTGCGCGCACATCGCCTATCAGGCGAGCGCCACGACAGCGACCACCATCACGGGCAGCGTTGTTGTCCAGGAGCGTCCACTGTGAAACTGACCTCTACCGCCCTTCTTCGTGCTGCGGACGACGCCTCGACCAACCTGCTGCAGTACGGCTTCGGCGGCGCCGTGCTGGCGATCTTCGTCGTGCCGGTCTTCTACATCATGGCGCGTTCGGCCCAGAACCGCGAAGCCGCGCGGTTGGCCATCGAGCAGAAGGAGCACCAGGCGCGGCTCGATCGCGAGACCCGCGAGAACGAGCTGCGGGCCGAGAGCCAGCGCAAACTCATCGACGCACTGGTCGCCTCGGTCGACTCGCAGAAACTGGCCCTCGAGCAGTGGCGCCGGTTCGAGGAGCAGGAGGAACGCACTCACGCAGCGCTGCTCGCCGGCATGGCTCAGGTGACCGCGACGCTGGCCCAGATCAGTGAGCGCCTGGCTTCGCAGCAGCAGCACAGCGCCACCACCGCGACCGCACAGACGCAGCTCGCACAGCTGCTCGGCGACGTCGCCACGCAGATCCAGACCCTCAAGAGACCCGCATGAAGACCATCCGCCGCGTCCTCCCGTTCTTCCTTCTCGTCCTCGTTGCGTGCGCCGGTGCCGCCGCGCGCCAGAACGTCCTGCTGCCGTCGATGGCCAGCACGTGGCAGCAGCTGCGGCCCGGCATCGAGCGGGAGTTGGCGGCCGCGCCGAACCCCGCCGGCCCCGTCGCGGTCGCATCGGCGAACGAGGCCTTCAAGGCAGCGAACCCGGCCGCGCTGATGACGGTCGACTGGCAGCTTCTCGACTCACTCGCCGAAGCCGACGTCGTGCGTCAGCTCGCGGCCGGGAAGCTCGGGCCCATCGGGGCCGAATCCCGCCGCAGCCTGATCGCCGAGTTCGCCGAGGCGCGAGGCATCTACGCCAGGACACGCACGCCATGAAGCAGCAGATCAAGGACCAGTTCGCGCAGGCAATCTCCGCCACCGGCCTGCAGTTGCAGGCAGCCGCCGTCGACGTCGCCGAGTTCGCCGCGGCCAGCGCCGAGCGCGTCTCGGCTGCGCAGATGGAACCCGGCTTCGACCAGGTCTTCGGCGACGAGACGAACCGCGTCTTCCTGTTCGCGGCGAAGCGCGCCGTGCGCGCTGGCGACGCGGCCGACGCACAGGCCTTTGGCCTGATCCGCGGCTTCCTGCTCGGCCTCGCGTCCGCCTGATCCCGCACACCTGACACCCGCAGAGGAACACCATGGTCGTCCAACTCAGCACCACCGGCCGCAACGCGATGGCGGATGCGCTCGAGACGCACGTCACCACCGCCCCCGACCTCGAGATCCGCAGCGGCACCCCGCCGGCCAACTGCGCAGCCGCCGACACGGGCACCTTGCTCGCGACGGGCGCCCTGCCGTCGGACTGGCTGGGTGCAGCGGCGGGCGGCGCGAAGGCGCTGGCCGGCGCGTGGAACTACACGGGCCAGGCTGGCGCCGGCGGCGGCACCGCGCCGGGCCACTACCGCATCAAGAAGACGGGCACGTGCCACATCCAGGGCACCTGCGGCCCGTCGGTGGCGCTGAACACCAGCGCGCTCACCGCGGTCAACGGCAACGTGCTGACGTTCGCCAGCACGACCGGCGTCGTGGTCGGCCACAACGTCAGCGGCACCGGCATCCCGGCCGACACGCAGGTGGTGGCTGTCACCGCGACGACGGTCACGCTGAGCCGCACGTCGACGGCGGGCGTCGCCAGCGGCGCGGCGATCACCTTCGCGCCGGACCTCGTCATCAATAGCCCGACGATCAGCAACGGGCAGACGGGCTCGGTGACGAGCTACACGTTCACGGCCGGCGGGGCGTGAGGTAGCGCGTGCCGGTCCTCGCGAAGTGGGTCTGCCGAAGCGGCCTCCGGCGCACGACGCCGGGGTTCGTGCACGACCTGTCGGTGAAGGCCGAGGCCGGCTTCTTCATCGACCGGGTCGAGTTCGCGATCAGCGCGAACGGCGTCCCGCAGGGCACGCAGACCGCGAGCTCGAGGACCATCCGCACGCCCAACTTCTCGGACCAGCCGTCGCCGGACCCGACGGTGCCGGCCGGCCAGCAGAAGAGCTTCGACGGCTACGGCATCGGGCTCAACCTCAGCACCGTGCCGGCGGGCACCATCACGGTCACCGCGACTGCGTTCGAGGTCGGCGGCGCCAGCCACGTGCTGCCGGTGCTGACGATCTACAACGACACCGACGGCGGAGACCGGCGGCCGCGCACGGTGGCTCCGCTCTACGTGGACGGCGACGCCGGCAACGACGCGAACAACGGCAGCAGCTGGGCGCTGGCGGTGCGCACGCCGATGCGCGCGCTGCAGCTCGGCCGCAGCGCCGGCGGCGAGATCGGCGGGCTGCGGATCTTCTGCCGCGGCACCATCGTGAACATGTCCGGCGGCATCTTCCCGGAGTGCACGACCAGCGGCGACTGGTGGTGCGAGTGGATTGCCGACGCCGCCGGCTGCTTCCTGAACCCGCCCGGCGATCCGGCTCCGCTCGGCCCGCGCACGATCTACAGCGGCCAGTCAGGCGCGAGCGCCAGCACGGTGACCTGTCGGCATCGGTGGATCGGGTTCCGCTACGGCCGCGAAGGCTGCGTCTCCTACTCGTTCGGCGGCATCGTCGTTCACTGGATGGACGGCAGCTACCAGGAGGCCATCAACTACCTCGGCCCGACGCGCGTCTCGGTGCGCTACGCCTACGAGGGCGCCGACGGCGTGTTCTGGGGGTGGGACGGTCCAGGTCCCGCCGGCGAGCGCCACTTCTCGCAGTGCGATCTGCGCGGCGTGCTCGGCGGCTACGAGGTGCACAAGTTCCTGTGGGACTGCCGCTGCCTCGCATGGCTCGGCATCGCGGCCAAGCTGGGCTCGGCCGCGCCGGAAGTCACCAGCGGCGGGCTGCTGATGCAGTTCGAGCGCTACGCCGCGCGCTCGGTCGAAGGCTTCGTGCGCATGGATAACGACGCCACGCAAGGCCAGGGGCGCCCTGCGTTGGTCGTCACGAAGCCGACCGGCACGACGGCGCGCATCACCGGCCCTGTCGGTGGCTATGCGTTCAACCTGGACGCCGAGGCGCTGGTGGGGCAGACCTACTGGGGCCTGCGATTCGCCGGCACCGGCGCCACGAACCTCGACACGACCACAGCGCACATCGTCACAGGCGTGGGCAACACGGGCGGCGCCCCCTGGGTCGAGGTGACCGCGCCGTCGGCTGTCGCGGGCAGCATCCCGGCCGACACGGCGTCGTTCTGGACCGCGCAGGCGCCTGGCTCGCCGGCTCCTGGCCGCGAGTACTGGTATCTGCACCCGGACGGCTACCAGATCCTCCGCGACTGTTTCCGCGACGCGATCTTCGACTGCGCGCTGGTCGACGCGCCCGACCTGCAGACCTACTTCACCACCGGCTACGACCTCGACTACTTCCTGTTCGACAACTGCCGCGACGACGGAAGCGCGAAGCCTGGCATGGTCGCGAACTGGTTCGGCAGCGACTGCACGAACAGCATCCTGCAGCGCTGCACGCTGAGCGGCCAGTTCCAGAACACGTCGACCGCCAGCGGCTGGGCCGGCACGGTCGTGCGCGACATGGTGTTCGGCTCGCTGGGCGGCGACATGAGCACGATCGGGTCGCGCGGCGCCACGGTCACGAACTGCCACGTGATCAGCGGCAGCCCGTTCGGCACGGGTGGCACCAGCGGACCGTGGTTCGCGAGCGATCCGACGGTGGCGCCGTTCTCGGTCGCGCCGAGCAGCGGCAACTTCGGCACCGGCACTGCAGAGCTGTCCGTGCCGGCGGTGTGGCGCTACGGCAGCAGCGGGGCAACGCGCGGCGTCCTGAAGAACGTCGGCGACCTCAACTGGTCGCTGCCGGCGTCGGGGCTCGTCGCGATCGGCACCGCCAACGTGCCGATGACGGGCTCCGGAGCGTCGAGCCTCACCGTCGCCGCGAGCTCGAGCTTCACCGTGCGACCCGCGGCGGTCGGCGCGTCGAGCCTGTCGCTTGCCGTCAGCGGCTCGTCGATCGCGCCGATGTTCGCAACCGGCGCCGCGTCGCTGCAGGTGGCGAGCAGCGGTGCCGCGGGTGTCCCGTTCACCGCGGGCGGAACGTCGACGCTCGGCGCGGTCGGCATCCTTGCGACTGGGCTCGCCTCGGTGCCGTTCACGGCCGTGGGAACGTCCACGGTGGCCGCTGTGCCCGTGATCGCACCGCCACCGCCTCAGCAGTCGCCGCGCGCGATCGGGCGCCCACCGGCGATCCAGACGCGTCCTCGGCGGTGGGCATGGCGCTTCCCGTGGTCGTGAAAGTCCGGCGGCCGCAGGCGCCGCCGGGAGCCATGACTTTGCCGGCGACGAGCCGGCACCTACCTAGTGGGGGACCGGGGGCAGGCGGGCGGCGGAATTCTCAGCGGCCGATTCGCAGTCTGCCGGAGGCGCCGAAAGCGCGCCCTTCGGGTACTTGATCGACACGATCACGGTGAGGTCGCCCGCTTGGTAGACCTCGGACACGACGAGGGGTGCGGATGGCTCCTCCTGCAAGGGGAAGGAGCGAACCAACCGGACGCGTCCGGTGTCGAACGGCGGCCCGCCGTTGATCGCCTGCAGCCAAACGCTGTAGCGCCCATCGAGCGAGTTGAAGTCAGGTGCGGCCGTCACGTCCAGCTCGCTGCGGCTGTAGTTCATCGCCGAGAAGGCCGCGCGGAGGCGCATGCCGCTGACCTGCGCGTAGCCGCCCCCGGTTGCGTCGCCGGTGCCGCTGGCGTTCACGTAGATCCGAGATGGGTCCAGCATGGTGCCAAGCACCAACTGCACCTGCAGCAGCCGCGAAGGGCCGCCCTGGTCGCTCTCCATCGGCCCGACCCAGTAGCCCGAGAGCCATGGGTGCGAGAGGGCTGGTGCTTCCGCGGCCACGAATGGCGCCTCGGGCTGCGAACCGCCGCCGCCGCCACAGGCAGACAGCAGCAACGCCAACAAGCTGAGCTTCGTCGTCTTCATTCCCTTCGTCTCCTCGCTTCCCCGGCGCCCCGTCTCACCCTGAGCCGTGCGCCTGTAGTCGTAGTGCCTGCCTGCCGATGCGCTCGGCATGGGCAAGCTGTTTCTCGCCGTGGCCGCTGTAGCGTCGCTGTCCTTCCAGACTCCCCACGAAGGACACGAACGCATGACGCAGGCCGAGATCATCATCACGCCGTCGCCGCTGGTGGGCGGGTCGAAGGCGCGCATCAGCTACACCGGCAAGCTGCCGGCGACCATCACGCTCGACTGGCACCCAGCTGGCGATCCGAAGAGTGTGACGATCCCGGAGAATCCCGGGTACGTCGACATCGAGGTGCCGACTGAGGCGAGTTCGCTGATCGCGAGCGACGACAGCGGCGAGGCGGAGGCGGTCGGCTCGATGGTCCAGCAGCCGTAGCACGTCAGCGCCCCACCTGCTTGGCCAGTTCGTCGAGCGCCACACGCGCGTGCGCCGCCACTGGGCCGCCGGATTCAGCCGCGCGTTTCAGAACCTCGATGCTCTCATGCAGGTCGCGGTGCAGGATGGCGACCGAACTGATCAGCTTCTTCTCGCTGAGCTTGTTCTCCTGCAGCACCGCGCGAGCCTGGGGAGCTGAGGATCGCCATTGGTCGACGTCGATCAGCGTCACGCCGAGAGCGGAGAGGAAGGCCAGCGACAACACGGCAATCGCCGCGATCGCGAGCTTGCGCGGCCGGCGCGGCTTGATTGGCTCGGCGATCCACACTTCTGTCCCGAGGAGCGCTGGCTTGCCCTTCGTCATTGCGACCGCCTCCGTTCTTCGTCCACCTGCTGCGCGATCTTCGTTGCTTCCTCTGGGTCCACGACGCGCGATCGTCGTGGCACTCTCCAGGCGAAGACGTAGCGCCCGATGGGGTCCGCCTTCGCTGATGCAACAGCATCCTCGTCGATCACCACCAATCCAGGGGTGAGGCCGCTTTCAGCGTCGCAGCGGCCGAGCATGAAGTCGGCGGACACGCGGAAGAAGTCGCAGAGCAGAGCAACGCGTGAGGCAGAAGGCTCGGTCTTGCCGGACACCCAGTCGGTGACGGTGCGGAGCTTCGACTTCGCCGCTTCGGCGACCTGAGATCTGGTCACGTTGCGCTCCGCGATCAGTACGCGGAGGCGAGAGGCGAAGGATGGATTTGTAGACACGGAGGCCAATTCCTCGAAGCCCTCCAAGTCTGCCGCCGCACAAAGCATACGGCCACAAACGGTGGAAGAACGCAATCCGTGGCGGAAATCTGCTTGCTTGCGCAGAAGTCCGCCGATAGATGTCCGCCCCGTGCTCACCGGAGGTGCCAGATGCCCGATCGCATTCGCCTGCAGCAGCGCGCAAGCGCGGCTGTCTCTCAGTCCCACGACCTGTCGATCCGCGCGCATGGGGCGGACTCGGCGCCCGGTGAGCACACCGCCGCATTCCGCGGCGTCAACGGAGCTGGTGTCGAGGGGCTGACGGGCGCGCGCCGTGCCCTCAGCCACGGCGTTTCTTCTCTCGGTGCAGGGCGTGGCGATCACATAGACCCTTCCCCAGGAAAGGGGGGTGTCTGTGCTCGAAAATCCGATCGGGGAGTCTTGCCCGATCCGCACACGGCGAGCCGTATCGACCAGATCGGTGCCGGCGTGTGCATCGTGCTGGTGCTCGCGTGCGCGCTGCTCGGCGGCGACGTCTGGATCGCGCGGCTCCTGATCGCCTGGGGGCTCGCGTGATGCCGTTCACCTTCGTACGGGCTGCGATCAGTTCCGAGCACGAGCAAGCCGGCCACGCCGACCTCGTGTTCGCGGGGCGCGAATCCCCGGCGGTCCACCAGGTCGTGTTGGCCCGCGCGCTGCCCGCGGCCAGCGATGGCGAGGCAGCACAACGCGGGGTGGAGCAGCTGGTAGCTCGCCGGGCTCATAACCCGGAGGTCGCAGGTTCGAGTCCTGCCCCCGCAACCAGCCCCGAGTCCGTGGCTCACTCGCCCGCGGTGCACCGCGGTGTTGGCGAGCAGAGATGGGGCGACACGTCGCCACGGAGCGAACGGCACGCGCGGCACCTCCGCGAAGTCGTGACTGCCGGGAGAGGCCGGCCCTTCTTCTCGACGCGATCCGCGGCCCCCGCCCCTGAACAAGGCGGGAGGGGCAGTGGAGCATGGGTGCCCGCGCATCGCGCGGCTGCTGTGGCCCCGCAGCACATCGGCTACGCCCATCGGGGCGGGCTGCTCAGCATGCGCGGATCGCGCCGTCTTCTTCTCGGCGTAGCTCAGTCGGAAGAGCTGCTGACTTCTAAGCGGCGGGTCGCTGGTTCGAGTCCAGCCGCCGAGACCATCAACGCTCGTAGCTCAACGGAAGAGCGGGCCCGTCCTAAGGGCAAGGCTGCCGGTTCGATCCCGGCCGAGCGCACCATCTTCGGCCAGCCTGTCGCCGTCTCGGTCGACGGTGAGAGCCAGTCGCGCCGAGTGGGGCGCGGCGGCGGGCTGGTCGCTTCTTCGCACACGCGCGCGCTCCGGCGCTCTCCTTCTTCCCCTTTTCCCGCGATCGACAGCGGTCGCTGCAAGCCGGGGCGCGCGCACTTCTCTCTGCGGAGGTCGGCATGAACGCCGCCGAGCAACGCGTGGGCGACTGGATGGCGATGGCCTCCGGTCGCGTCTTCTGGCCGCTCGACCCGCGCGCCGACGAGGTGCACATCGACGACATCGCGCAGGCGCTGTCGAACGTGTGCAGGTTCGGTGGCCGCTGCAGCGAGTTCTACAGCGTCGCGCAGCACAGCGTCTGGGTCGCGCGCTACGTCGAGCTTCGGCGGCCTGGCCGTCCGCTGCTCGCCCTGCATGCGTTGCTGCACGACGCTGCCGAGGCCTACCTCGGCGACGTGGTGCGGCCGCTGAAGCCTGCGATGATGGTGCGTCGCAGCGGCCTCGACGAGCCCTTCGCTGTGACCGAGTGGCGCGTCATGCGCGCCATCTACGCGCACCTGAACCTCGTGCCGCCCGACACCGTCGACTGCGGCGCCATCAAGTTCGCCGACAACGTCGCGCTGGCCACTGAGGCTCGCGACCTGATGGGCGATCCGCGGTGGCCAGAGCTGCCAGAGCCGGTTCGGGAGCACCTCGACTTCTTGTCGCCGCGCGCGGCGCGCACGCAGTTCCTGCGCGAGTTCGAGCGGCTGACGAATGCGATGGGGGCGCTGCGAGCATGAAGCGCATCCTCGTCTGCGGCTCCCGCACGCATGACTACGCCGCGCTCGTCGAGGCGGCGCTCGACGACGAGTTCCGTGCGTCGCCGATCGGCCTGCGCGTGATCCACGGCGGCATCGGCGGCGTCGCGGCAGTCGCGCACGCCTGGGTGTTCGGCCAGCGGGCGCTTGGCCGCGGCGTCCAACCGATGGAGTTCCCGCTGACGCCGGAGGAGGCGCGGGCGCCGCGCGAGTTCCGATCGCGCAACGTGCGCATGCTGCGCGTCGGCAAGCCGCAGCTGGTCCTCGCTTTCCCCGGCGACGAGGAGAGCAAGCACCTGGTGCAGCTCGCGCGCTGCGCCGGCATCGAAGTGGTGGAGGTCGGCGAGGTCGCGATGGGGGCGCTGGTGCCGTGAGCAGCACCGCAATCGAGAAGATGGTCACTGGCCCGCGCCTGTCGGACATGCTCGGCATCCCCGTCGACCAGCTCTACGCCGCGTCCGACCGCGGCCAGTTCGCGCGCTACTACCTGTTCGGCACGCGCAAGTACTACCTGCCGAGCGAGGCGCTGGCGTCCCTCAAGACCCTGGTGCCGGGCGATCCTTCGAAGTTCCGCCAGATGGTGGCCGCGCTGGACGCTGCTGCCCCTGTCCAAGCGCGTCGGCCGCGGCGATCAGCGCGGGGTCCGAGGCGTGGTAGTACCGAGGCAACTGCCTGAGGCTCGTATGGCCCACCAACGAGGCAACGACGGGCGGCGGTGCACCCTGGTTCAACAGGTCGCTGACGAAGCCGTGGCGAAGAACGTGCGTGCTGAACGCCTGCAGGCCGAGCTTCTTCTTCCAGAAGTAGAACACCTTCTCGACCTTCTTCACGCTGCTGACCAGCGTCGGCTGCCCGATGGCGCGCGCCATCATGCGCTCGAGCACGGGCACCAGCGCGGTCGCGATCGGTCGGTACCGGTCGTTCGTCTTGCCGCGCACGAACAGCCTTCGGTTCGCCATGTCGATGTCTTCGTGGTGGATGCGCGCCAGCTCGGACAGGCGCAGCCCCGTGCGCCAAGACAGCTCGATGATGTCGGCGTGGTCCTGGTTCTTGGCGCGAACCTTGGCGAGCGCCGCGTCCATCTGCTCGGCGGTGACGACCTCGAAGCGCCCCGTTCGCACGCGCGGCAGTTTCACGCCCTGCATCGGGTCGCGGCCAAGTCGCCCCGTCGCCATGGCCAGGCGGATGATTCGTCGCAGGGTGCCGAGCTCCTTGCGCACGATGGTCTGCAGCGCGACGCCTTCCCGCTGGCGCCGCTCGATGTAGAGGCGGATCGCGGCGCCGTCGATCCGGTCGAGGGGCGTCGCGCCGTCGAACACGTAGCACAGCTCCAGGTGCGCGCGGTCGTAGAAGCTCCGCGTGCCCTCGGCCGCGTTGCTGTCCCGCAGATCGTCGAGCAGCAGGTCGAGGCCGTCATCGAGGGTCAGCGGGGCGTCGGCCGGGGCGGGTCGTCGCGCGATGCTGTCGCGCCACGCCTCGGCCTTCTCGATGGTCTCGAACGTCGGGCTGTAGACGCGGCGACCGAGCACAGTGACCACGGCGCGGAAGCCGCTGCCGTGTGCCCGAACCCTCTCTGGAAGCCTTCGTTTTCGTGCCATGAGGGCCGAAAGGGTGCCAGAAGGGTGCCAGTATTTGCAAGGAGGGCGCCTAAGTCGGCGCGTAGCAACATGGTTATGGAAAAGTGGCGGAGGGAGAGGGATTCGGGCCGTAGGGTAGCTTCCGCTGGGAAGGAGGCAGCGAACGGGGGCGGAAAGGACCCCGAAAAGGTGCCTTTGGGTGCCAACTGGGGGGCCAGAGTTCTCGCCGGCTCCGCGCAGTGCGCAGGCGGTGTCGCGTGAGCCACCTCACCATCAGCGAGATGGCGCGCGGCGTCGTCGACGCGTTCTCGGTGCGTGCCGGGGAGCAGATCAGCGTCAGCGTGGCGGTCGGCGCTCAGCTCGACGTCACGCCCTACATCGTGATGCTGGCCCGCGTGCCAGCGATGCCGGACCCGTGCACCGCGTGGTCGACCCCGCTGTGTGTGATCGGTGCGCAGTGGAGCGAAGGCCAGTGGCACTGGATGCAGTTCGCTCCGAACACCAAGGAGCTGATCGGCCTGCACCTGGAGAAGAACGGTGCGCAGCCAGGCAAGTGGTACGCCCTGAAGGTCGAGCTGGCCGGAGGTGCTGCGTGAGCCACCTCCCTGACGACATGCTCCAGGACTGGGCGAAGAGCGAGGAGCAGCCTCGGCGCTCACTCGCGTTCGAGCTGATGCACGCCCGCACGGCCCTGCGTGAAGCCGAGGCGAAGCTGCGCGATCTCCAAGATCCGCATCTGACCGATGACGGCGTTGCGGTTGTGCCCAGCGATCTGCGCAAGGTGCAGCGCGAGGCTCTGGAGGCAGCCGTGGCGGCCTTCGGCTCTCGCATCAACGAGCTGCGCGAGACCCTGCGTCAGATGGCTGAACACGTCAGCCGCCTGCGCGCCAACTCCCCCGATACCATCCAACCTGCGGCGCCTGACAGTCTGCCGTCCCCCGAAACCCGGCCACCGAGTGGCCGTATGTGCGGAAGTCGGGAGCATCAGGCGCCGCTCTCTTCCCTGAGCAATCTCGGTCCCGCAGCGATCGCGGAGCTGACGAAGTCGGAGTCCGAGAAGGGCTACTCCAAGGCGCTTCTCGACGTCATTGCCGAGCGCCGGAAGCAGTTGAGCAAGTGGGGGCCAGAGCACGACGCTCAGCACGATCAGCGTCAGCTGCTCCACATCGCAGCAAGCCTTCTCGGGAATGTTCTCGGGATTCATACCAGAGACAGATGGGGCATCGCTCAGAAGCACCCCAGGCATCGTGACCAGGTGGTGATCGCCGCCGCGTTGCTGGTGGCCGAGCTTGACCGCACTGATGCGGAAGGCGGTGTCCAGTGACCACCCTCCGCCGCGGCGGCTCCGCCGTCGCCTTCACCTGGAGCCAGGCTGCCGACCCGAGCGACGCGAAGTTCGCCGACCAGCTTGCCGCACATCGCTTCCGCAGCATCGAGCGCGCGGCCAGCGAGGAGTCCTCAGCTGGTTGGGTGACGCCCGCCGACCCGACGGGTGACTCGTTCGCGCCCGACGACATGGATGCCGGCGGCCACTGGTGGCTGCGCTTCCGCGTCGACGCCAAGAAGTTCCCCGCCAGCAAGCTGCAGATGGAGATCGCGAACGCCGAGCGCACGCGCGGCAAGCGGCTGTCGGCGCGCGAACGGCGCGAGCTGAAGGACGACCTGCACGAGCAGCTGCTGCCCGGCATCCTGCCGCGCACGCAGTTCTTCGACGTGCTGGTGAGCCGGGACCTGCGCACCGCGCTGCTGCTGTCGACCAGCAAGGCCGCGCGCGAGACGTTCGCCAAGCTGGCCAAGGACTCGTTCGGGATCACCGTCGAGCGCCTCACCAGCGGGCACCGCCGCGGCGAGCGCATCGACAACCTGATGCCGACCGTGTTCCCCGGTCGCGGCCCGAAGCAGCTCGAGCTTCCGGGCGCCGGCGACTTCCTGGGCTGCGAGGCTCTGCTGTGGCTCTGGTGGAAGTGGGAGACGGCCGGCGGCGACTTCAGCATCCCCAACGGCTTCGTCGGCATCGCGATCGACGACCGCGTCGAGTTCGAGGCCGGGACCGACGAGACGTCAATGGTGCTGCGCCGCGGCCTGACGACGAAGTCGGCTGAGGCTCGCACCGCCCTGCGTAGCGGTCGCGTGCCGACGAAGGCGCGGCTGCTGGTGGCGAAGGGCAACCTGCAGTGGACCGTGACGCTCGACGGCGCCTCGCTGGCGATGGGATCGGTGCGGCTGCCGGAGGACTCGGACGACTGCGAGACGCAGGAGGACGTGACGGCAGACCGCGCCGAGAACTGGCTCGGGCTGCACACGATTGTCGAGCACCTGCTCGACAAGTTCATGGGCGACCGCGTGTCGATGGCGTGGGCCGCGAAGGCTCGCGAGATCGCGGAGTGGATGGCGTCATGAAGATGGCCAAGGCAAGCCAGCGCGACCTCGACGGCGCGATCGAGCTGTACCAGTTCCTCCAGGCGATGGCCGACGGACGCCCTGCTTCCGACGCAGTCGACGAGTTCGGCTACGAGGGCTACGGCGACCTGATCGACCGGCAAGCCAACGACGCCGAGTTCCTGCTTCGCGCGCACGAGCGGGGCGGCCTGTTCCGCGTCGTGTGGGGGATGCAGGTCCTGCTCGATCCCGCGAACGAGGTCGTCGACCCGAACCTGCCGCACCTGGAGCTGCACCCGAAGCACGGCCTGGCTGCTCGGGAACGCGAGGAGCTGTGCAAGGCGAAGAACGAGGCGATCGACGAGCGGGATGCCGCCCGCGCCGAAGCCGCCAAGGCCAAGGAGGAAGCGGCCCGCGAAGCGCGCGAGGCGGCTGGATACCAGAAGATCGCCAAGGAGGTGGCGAACGCAGAGCAGCCCGGCCTGCTGGTTCTGCTGGTCGATCAGCACGGCAGCGAGGTCCGCATCTTCGGCCCCGACCGTGATGCCGAGGAGCGTTTCGGCGAGACGGTGGCGCGCTGGTGGAAGCTCTTGCAGGTGACCTCCGACGGCATCGAACTGGAGGAGCGCACCAAGGAGCGCGACGCCGCGAATGCGCAGCGGGACGATCTGCTGTCGAAGCTGGAGACGTGGTGTCGAACCGGCGGCAGGCACTACGTGCCGACGCCGGGAAGCTCGGACTCGTTCGGCGATGGCGTGCGGCAGGCGCAGCGCGAAGTGCAGGCCATGGTGAGTGTGGCCATCACCCGCGCCCAGTCCGCCAAGCCTGCGCAGGAAGAGAACGACGCCGACGGCGACGACTGCCCGCCCTGCGACCACGTCGTCACGCGCGCCGCCGGCAACAACACGATGCCGATCGAGTGCCTGCACTGCGGTGCCTCGATCACGCTGGCGCTCCCGGTGTCGGTCGACGAGATGGCCGCGACCACGCACGGGTTCGTGGAGCGGCATCGGGCGTGCGCGAAGCCGGCGGGAGGTGTGTCTTGAAGCTCCGTCGCACTCACCTGTCCCTCGGCCGCACGCTGCGCATCCACGACGACGACGTGGGCAGAGATGGCTGCCGGCTGCTGATCCATGGTCGCACCGAGTCGGGTGCCGAGCACGAGATCGTGCTGCTCCTCGACTCGTCCAACCTCGCTTTGCTGGTCGAACGCGTCCGCGACCACTTCGTCAAGCTGGCCGCGAACGAAGAGTCGAGGCGCAAGCATCGCGAACGCGCGCTGCGAATGCCGGTGGCGGGAGGTGGCGCTTGAAGCGCATGGCCTTCTTCCTGTCCGCCGCCGCCGCGCTGGGAGCCTTGGGCGGATCGTTCGACATGCCACGAGGCGCAGGTCCTCGCTGGTATCAGGCCGACCTGCGCGCGTGGCGTCGTCGCCGCGACCGCAACGGGAAGCGGCGCCGCCGCGGGAGTCGCCCGTGAACACCCGAGTTGACCCGATCACGAAGCGGTTCCTACCGCTGACGCTCGACGAGTTGATCGAGACCTACATCTCGATCGAGCAGACCACTGGATGCTGGATCTGGATGGGGACGATCGACCCCGATGGGTACGGAAGCGCGAAGGTCGATGGGTCTCCGAGAAGGGCGCACCGCGTTGTCTACCAAAGGCTTCGCGGAGAGATCCCTGAGGGGCTGCACCTCGACCACCTTTGTCGACATCGCTTCTGCGTCAACCCGGACCACCTGGAGCCGGTCACCTCGGTTGAGAGGGTGCGACGGCTGAGGGCCGAGAGAAGGTCGAGTGCTTCCGGAGGTGTGTCTTGACGCCGGCCCCGTTCCCTGGTCCTCGCCGTGCCCGCGGCTGGGACGACTCGCGCGCCACGCCTCCTACGCGCCCGCCCAAGGTGCGCACGGTGCTTCTGATCCTCGCAGCCTACTGCCTGGCGCTGGGGGCTCTGGCGATCGGCGGTGGCATCGCGCTGTCGTGGTGGAGGTCGTCGTGACGTTCCTCGCCTGCTGGATCGTCGGCGCCGCGCTGACCTACTGGCTCGCCGAGCGCGAGTTGCCGGCCAAGTGCAGGCCCGGCCTTCGTCGCGAGATCGCGTCCATCGTGATCGTCGCGTGGCCGTGCGCGCTGGCGGTCTACGTCCTCAGTCTGCTGGGCATCATCGGCGATGACGAGGAGGGCGACGCTTGAACGCCGTCGACCTCTTCGCAGGCGCTGGTGGCTGGTCGCACGGCTGGCGCGAGGCCACCGGTGTCGAGCCGCTGGTCGCCGTCAACCACTGCGCGCACGCGGTGCACCTGCATCGCCTGAACCACCCGGCCACCGAGCACTTTCTCGAGGACGTGTGGTCCGTCGATCCGGCCACGGCCGTCGCCGGCCGCCGCGTCGACTGGCTGCACGGCAGTCCCGATTGCACCCACTTCTCGCGCGCCAAGGGTGGCAAGCCGCGCGAGCAGAAGATCCGCGGTCTCGCGTGGGTGCTCGTCGACTGGGCGCGGGCATCGCGGCCGCGCTTCCTGTCGATCGAGAACGTCGCCGAGTTCGAGACCTGGGGCCCGCTCGACGCCGAGGGCCAGCCGATCAAGGCGCGCGCCGGCGAGACGTTCCGCGAGTTCGTCGCGGCGCTGCGCGGCCTCGGTTACGCGGTCGACTGGCGCGTGCTGTGCGCCGCCGACTTCGGCGCGCCGACGATCCGCCGCCGGCTGTTCCTCGTGGCGCGCCGCGACGGGCAGCCGATCCGGTGGCCGGAGCCGACGCACGCCGACCCGAGCAAGCGCGACCTGTTCTCGGCAGGCCTGAAGCCGTGGCGCACGGCGGCCGAGTGCATCGACTGGTCGATCCCGTGCCCGAGCATCTTCGGCCGCAAGCGGCCGCTCGCGCCCGCGACGTGCCGCCGCATCGCCGCCGGCATCGTGCGGTTCGTGCTGCAGGGGCGGCCCTTCCTGGTCAACCTCTCGCACGGCGGGCGGGTGGAAGCCATCGACGACCCGATGCGAACGATCACGGCCAAGCCGCGCGGTGGTGACCGGGCGCTCGTCGCGCCGACGATCGTGCAGACCGCGCACGGCGACTTCTCCGCCAGGGCCGGGGTGCGAGCCCATCCCGCGGACGCTCCCCTCGGCGTGGTCACGGGAAGCAACAACCACGCGCTCGTCGCCGCGTTCCTGCAGCAGAACTTCACCGGCATGGTCGGCAAGCCGCTGCGCGTGCCGGTGCCCACGATCACGGCGCGCGACCACCACAGCTTGGTCGCCGCCACGCTGCTCGCCAACAACACGAACAACGCGCCAGGGCGCGTCGACAGGCCGCTGGGCACGGTCACGACTGGCGATCGGCACTACCTCGTCGCGTCGTTCCTGCAGCAGTACTACGGCACCGGCGGCCAGCACTCGCGCGTCGACGCGCCGCTGCCCGCCGTCGTCACCCGCGCTCGCCACGGCTTGGTCACCGTGGAGATCGACGGCGTCGACTATGCGATCGCCGACATCGGGCTCCGCATGCTGGAGCCGCGCGAGCTGGCCCGCGCGCAGGGCTTCCCCGACAGCTACGTGCTCGAGGGGACCAAGGCCGAGCAGATCGCGCGCATCGGCAATTCGGTCGTGCCGCAGGTCGCGGCGGCAATCGTGCGGGCCAACCTGGGGCGGGAGGCCTGCGTCGCATGAAGAGGAACGGGAGGGACATCCATGGTTGCACCGAACCCAGGGGCGCCGCAGCGCCCCAAGAAGGTCAAGTGGCGTCGCCACTGCTCGACCTGCGGCGTGCTGTTCGACAAGCCGAGCACGTGGGCCTACTGCAGCAAGCACTGCGAGACCCATCGCCGCGGCCGCGACCCGTCGGAGTCGCTGGGCGCCGACGAGTGGCTCGACCCGATCTACGCGCGACGGTTGCAGCTGGGCCTGCAGCTCGAGGTCGCGATGCCGTGGGAGCGCACCAGGCTGCTCGAGCAGATCGCCGCTACCGAGCGCGAGGAGGCCGCCGTGCGTGAGAAGCTCGCCAGCAACGTCGCGTCTCGCGACAGCGTCGACTTCTGGGCGCCGCGCGTGCTGCGCGAGGCCGACCGGTTCGAGACGAGTCTCCGCCGCTCGCTCGGCTTCGCGATCCGCCTCGGCAAGCTGTTGTGCGACGCGAAGGCCGCGCTCGATCACGGCGAGTTCGGCCGGCTGTTCGCCGACCACCCGAACCCGATCGAGAACGCGCTGAAGTTCTCGTCGAGCTGGGCGCGCAAGCTGATGGCGATCGGCGGGCACCCGGCCATCGCAAATCGTTCGTGCACGAACGATTTGACGGCACTGCCGGCCAGCATCGAGACGGTCTACGTGCTGTCGCGGCTGCCGGCCCCCGAGATCGAGCAGGCAATCGCGCGCGGCGAGGTGCGACCGGACATGCGGCATGCCGACGCTCGCCGCCTGATCCAGGTCGAGGCCGAGGATGACGACCAGGCCGAGGCCGCAGCCGACGACGAGATCGCACAGGCGCTGGGGCCGGTACGCGCGCAGCTTGCGGCCTTCGCGGCCGACCACCCGAAGCAGATGCGCCGTCTGAAGGCGCAAATGCGGGCGATTCTTCGATCGCTGGAAGAGGAGACGCGCCAATGAAGCAGCACCGCGTGAAGGTCGATCTGAAGGTGCTCCGCACGCAGTGGGGCAAGATGAAGCTCGACGTGCTGGCGACACAGCTGGGCACCACGAGCAAGACCCTTGTGGAGCGAGCGAAGGCACTCGGGCTGCCGCTGCTCGCGCCGCAGAGAGGGAAGCGCCTGGATCGGGCAACCAAGGACGCGATCGACGCCGACCTGCGCGCCGGCATGGCGACGTTGGCCGTCGCCGAGAAGCACGACGTGCACTACTCCACCGTGCGCAAGGCGCGGACCCGTGTGCTCGGTCGGCAGCGCAAGCATCGGCGTTGGAACCGATCGCGGCTCGCGATCGCGTGCGCGCAGGGAATGACCATCGCCGAAGTGGCTGCTGCGTGCCGGTGCTGCTACGGCACCATGCGGCAGGTCCTGAAGCGCTTCGGGCTGAAGTGCAAGCGCGTCGACAGGCGGATCAAGATCAGCCGCGCAGCGTTCGTGCAGGACTGGCGCGATGGGATGCCGTTCCGCCAGATGGCGCGGAAGCACGGCTTCAAGTCCGTGCACGGGGTGAAGACCAGGCTGCGGCGGGAAGGCGTGCCGGTGGACCGGCAGGCGGTGAGCGCGTGATCGTCCTCGGCCTCGATCCCGGCATCACGACCGGATGGGCGATCTACGACTGTGCCCACCGCCACTGCATCGCCGGCGGCGAGTTCCCCGGTCACAGCATCCCGAACGATCTCGCCGACCGTTCGCAGTTGTGCGTCAACGTCATCGAGCGCTTGCGTCCGCACGGCGCGAGCTACCCGCAGGTCGTCGAGGCCGCGTACGTCTGCGGACGCCTCGTGGGGATGCTCGGCGACGAGCGGCGCCCAGTGCACGAGTTGCGCCGCGACGACGTGCGTCGAGAACTGCAGATCGCGACGCACGGGGCGATTCAGGTCGCCGACGACACGACCGTTTGGGCTGCCCTGCGCCTCCTGCACGGGGACGGCTGCACGCGTCAGGGCGGGCCGCTGCACCTGCTGAAGTCCAGCGAGGCGGGGCACCAGCGCGCGGCGTTGGCCGTCGCTGTCGCCTGGTGCATCCGCGAGCGGCTGTTCGTGCCGGCGGGGGCCGCGTGACGCGTCTACTTCTTCTCGGCGGCGGCGCGGCTGGCCGCGATGGCGGCGCGGACGCGTTCCAGGTCCAGCTTCAGGCCGGCAGCCAGCACCGAAACCGTCCCGAGGTGGGGCTTTGCGACCTTCCCGTTGCGGAGTCGCCAGACAGTTCGGGGATCGAGGCCGTTCTCGGTGCACCACTCGGTCAGCCCGTGCCCGTCCCGCAGAGCTACAGCGAGCAGGTCGTCCAGGGTCTCGGGGCGCTTCGGCACGCGCTGCCTTCTAGCGCAAATGTCCGAGGGAATCCAACCGAGCCGCTTGACTTCATCGTGCAAATGTCCGAAAAGGACCGAAGCAAGAACGCCCCGGCCGCCGCCAGTCTTGGCGGATCAACGGCGACCGGAGCTGACCAGGAACCGCAAGGAACCCAGCC